GTTATGATATTAGCTATGTTATCTGCCTCTGTTTCTGTTAAACAATTTGTGTATTCTGTTGTTGTAGTTGTACAAGTTAAATTAGTTTCATTACATATACCAAGTTGAGTTTGTACTCCATTTATAATAGCACTTTCTAAACTACCTTCTGGGAAATAATCTAAAGTGTATGCTGTAATATCACATGGTCCTGTGATAGTATATGTACCATTATTTAGTGATACTGTAAATCCAATTGGTATTTGTGGTACTATTACAGCAGTAAAATTATTAAACAAATCATTATCTACAGGATCTGTATTACCAGTTAATACAAAACCATTTGTAGTTCCTACCGCTGTAAATACCATTAATGATATTGGATTTACTAGTGTTGGTACTGGAATAGTAATTGTAAATATAGATTCAATTGGATTTTCTAAAGGATTACCAACTGAAGTAATACAATCTTCTACTTCTAATGGTGCATTATAACAATCTAATATTTCAATAGCAGATGTTAATAAAGCTAATTTTTCAAATTCAGATTCCGCACACTTATTATTGGCTAATAGTAAATCAGCAACTTTTTTACCATAGTTACCAGCACAACATATTGCTTGTCTTAATAAAGTATTTTTTTCAACCGAATTCATTAAATATCTGCTTTATAAATAAATGCTGTTAAGTTATTTAACTTACCATTAACATTATCTGATACTACTTTAATAGCAACTACTCCTAAAGGAGGTACTGTCGCTGAAATTAAAAAATGTGTAAAATCTGTTTTAGTTGTAGCAATATCTTCATACATATTAGAACTTGTAGGAGCATGAATTCCATTTAATAGGTACTCTGAGTAAATATTATGTGTAGTAGTACATGTAATGTACATATTAGTTTGTACATAAACTCTTTTAGAAACAGCTGAACTATTAGTAAATAATGTATAAGTATAACCTGCACCACTAATATTTTCACCAGCACCTAATTCAGCAGATACTATATTTTCTATTTTTGCAGCAGCCAATCCAGCAGGATCTGGACAATTGCAATTTACTTCTGTATTTGTGCATCCACAATCACAACCCATATTTATGTGTATTGAATATAATATAAAACATCACCTGTAAAATCAATCATATTATCAGCGGATGATGTTAACTGATAATTTAAACCATCTCCATATAAAAATGTTTCTGGAGGACAATAATGAACTATTTTTTTCTTACCTTCAGAAGTAACTTGAAGTTGCATTGTACTTCCTATCTGAACTCCATTTTTATACCATTTGCCTCTAATTGTAAATGGAGAACCATCTAGTGTTGTAATATCTAATGTACCACATAATTGTGGTATTACTTTAGCAGATGCAAGAGTTATATTAGGCCATCCTGATATAATTGGTCCAGCAAGATTAGCTACTGGAAATTGCATATAAGCAGAAGAACCAGCCTTTACATTAATAGTATTAAATCCAGCTAAAGTGAAATTTACACTATAATTACTACCTATACTATACCCAGAACCAGTATCAGTCATAGTTACAGTAACATTACCAACAGTATCAACAGTCATTGTAGCAGTAGCTTGAACTAATCCTGGTCCAGGATACCCTGGAGGAGGATCTATTGTTATCGCTACAGCATTACCAAAATTACAGTTATTAAATACTTTTGACACATATGAAGGTATCGGACCTACTGGTCCTAATCCTATTTTACCTGGATTACTTATATGATGAGTAAATGCTATAAGATTACTAACAGCATTGAGATTAAAAGCTGGGAATACAAAAGGTAATGGTTTAGTTGGAGGTGGTGGATAACACTCACAACCCATATCTATTTTGTAACAATCTTCCATATACTATAATATAAGGTTTTTAAAGCTTATTTGCAAGTTTTACAACCTGTATTTATACAAATTTTATCTAATATTTTCTTTATAGAAGTAAAATTATCTACTTGGAAACACTTGGCTGCATTTTTAAGTACATCTAAGAATACCTTAGCTTTAAGGTAATCCTTAATAGATTTACTATTATTACAACAATCACATTCTTCTATTTCTATATTATTTAACATTTTATTAACACAACAAGCAGTATTACAGTAAAATAGGTAATTGTGAATTTTTTGATAAGCTGTTACACCATCAGAATAATATAGTAAGAATGTCCATTTACCATCTTCTAATGTAGAAGTGGTACCTAGAGCTGAATTAGTGATATCGTATGAAAATGAAGTATTACTAGATGGAAATCCATTAGTAATAAGATTAATTGTAGTTATAGACCCACTTGGACTAGTAACTTGTAACACAGCTATTGTCATTGCTGCTGTAAGAGGATTAGGAGTACCCCAACCACTATTTGAAGCTGAATAAATTCCTGTTAATTCTGTTAATGTAAATGTAGAACAACTTGAATCTATACAAATATCAAAATCTATTTCTAATGCCATTTAATAAGTTATTTAAATAAATAACCCCCAGGAGCTTAAAGGAAGGAAACAAACCTGGGGGTATTTAAGATAGGGTAATATTATTATATAGTCCTTCCAGCTATAAGTATACGCTATTATGCGTAAGTTAATGCTGGAGGAGCTAAAGGAGTTGTTGCTAACCAAGCATTTAAAATGTCAGTTAAGTCAATTGCTTCAGCACTAGTATCAGCAGCATCACCTGTACGGTCAAATGGATCTGCAGCACTTGCATCAATAGATGGAGTCGCAATCAAAATTGATTTACGAGCTTCTGATGTAACATCAGGACCAGCAGTAAATGATTTATCAGCAAATTCAACATTGATAATGTTGTAGAAATACTTAACAGCTAAGTTAGCAGCTGGACCATAAGATGCAGAGAATACTTCAGTTACTACAAATTTAGTAGCACTTAAAATATACTTAATCTCATAAGCCACACTATTGATATTGATAAGTTCACCTGGACGTAAACCAGTAGTTGCTGTAGCAACAGTAGCAACATCTTCATTAATTACTACAGTAATGTTACCTGTAGGAGTTGTAGCAGCAGCTGCTACGTTACCAGAAGTAACAGGAGTAGAACTAGAAGTTAATGATACTGTTTGTGGAGGCCATAATTTACGATTAGAAATACCATCAAACTGAGCTAAGTAATTTTCCATGTTAGATACTTGAGCGTATGTACCAACACCTTCAGATTGAGATTGCATCTCACCTGCAGTTGTGCTTGTACCAAAACCAGAAGCATCATTCACATGAACTGAAAACTTAACATAAGTTGGTTTGTAAGTTGAACTAGTGAATTGATTTACATCTAATCCCCAGATTTCAACACCAAAATTAGTAGCAGCAGTTAATCCATAAACACCAGTACCATCACCAACTTTAACAGCTTTAATACATTTGATACCACTTGGTGTGTTACCAAAAGCAGAACCGTTAATTGCAGTCACAATTTGATCAGCAATGTTAGATTGTGTAGCAGCTGCAGAACTAGTGAAAGTTGCATTTAATACTTCTGGACGCTCACTATAGAAAGTTTTGTCCCACTTGAAACGTACAGAGAAGTTATACTCAGTTGAGTTGTTAACTTCAATTGATCCTGAAGCAGCAACAGTATTACCATCTACAATAGAACCACGTTGATATCCAATATAAGATACTTGTCTACGTGCAGGTACATAATGTCTTGCTTTTGCAGCGGTTACTGAACCACCTTTTAATACCATTGATTTTTTTAACTCTGTACTAGAGATCTTTTGAAAGAAGGTGAGTGCGTCACCACCAGCAGTAGAAATGGTATCACCACCAGCTGGATTTAATGCTTGCATATCTGAACCAAAAATTCCCAAACGTGTTACGTTTGCTGGAGTTGGTGCTGCATTGTTAGCAGGAAGGGCGGAACCATTTCCTACAAATAAGTTTGTTACTTTGTGCATTTTATTATTATTTTATTAGATTATTGAAAAATTAATTTTAACTACATCATTTAATGCTGCTGCAGTATGAGCATTCACTAAACGAATCTTGAAAGAACCTGCTGCTACATCTTCTACTAAAGCTACAGGAAATCCTGTTTTACCATTAGCATACTGTACAGTTACAAGTACAGATGAATCTGCAAAACATTTATTATTTGTTACAGTAAATGGACCAGCTACTGTAGATGCCGCTGTAGTAAGTGATACAGTAGTAATAACTCCTGATTGTTTATTTAGAGTTACACCAGTTGTAATGTTAGTAATTTGAGTTACAGTACCTTTTTCAGTAATAGCTGTAATGATCTCAGATACTTTTGAACCTAAAACTCTTGGTGAAGCTAATAGAGCTCCTAAGAAATTTGCAGGTGTGATATTTGTTATTTTTGCCATTTTATATAAATATTTTTTAATTATTCTTTTGTTGTATCAACAGCCGGAATAAAAGTTTTAAGTCTGTTAGCTTCTACGTTCTCAAGAATTATTTTAACACACTCATCTACTATTTCTGTATGTAGATGGTCTGATAGTTCTGATGTAACACCAAGTACATAACTCATTCTTACTGGTTTTTTAATATACCTTATTCTGTAAGAATTGATTGTAGTTGAACTATCTGATATAAGTTCTGATTGACTATTCTCCATCAACCTTAGTACTTTTCTACTATTAGGTTTTTTGAATGGATCATAAATACTTTTACTGAACTCATTGTGTTCTATAGGTCTAACTTCAACATCTGTTGTAGTATTTGTATCACCACATGGAAATGTTATATTAGCTCTCTCTTGAACTATAAACCAATAATCTGCAGGTAGTACAAAGAATCTAGCATTAGAATCAATATTATCTACACTATAAGCTAACGGAGTTAATACTGCTGTTCTTGTTATAGCTTTAAGATCATCAGTTCTTTTTTGAGATTCCTCATAACCTTGCTTCTTAGAATTAGTTATACCATAACGTTGTTTGGTAACTCTGTCTTGAGCTTGGTTTAAAAATAGATCTAATTCAGATGTTAAGATATTTGGCAACTGAAGAGAATCCATTTTATCTAAACGAACTTTAACTTCTGTATGGAATTCTCCAATTGTCATTATTTATCTTTTCTTAAATTCTTAACTTTATTTTCTAAAGCTAATTTAATCTGTTGATTTTTAATATCATTTAAATAAGAAATTGCTTCATCTGTAGATGCACCTATCATATCTTCATTGTTATAATAGTAAGCACCTTTCTTAGTTACAACTCTTTTTTCCACTAACTCTTTTAATAGAGCATGTGTTTTCATTAATTTAGGATTCTGTAATGTTTTAACAAAATATACAGGATCTTTTTTAACTTCTTTATAAAGTTCTGCTTTAACCATAGTTTCAGACATATTATCTATACCTGATTTACCATACAATCTTAACATAGAACGTTTATCTTCAATTGGAAGAGTAGTAAAGCTATCAATAGCTTCTAACTCATAATCCATTTTCTGAGATTCTAATTTAGCTTTTTCTTCAGGATCATCAATGAAAAACATTGCCTGTGGATTAGCCATTAAATGTAACTCAGAATTAGCAATTTTTGAATGAGCTCTGATGACAAATTCTTTCAGTTCATCCATATAACCACTAAGGGGAAACCTTGTTGGTTTATCATTATTAATTCTTATCTCCAAATCACCCCAGAAAGTTGATTTTTTTCCTAGTGTGCCAGGAGCAAGATTTAATACTTGTTCATAATGCTTTTCTTTTTCTCTATCTAAACCTGTTTTGTATAATCCGTTAAGATCTAACTCTGCACCACAAAATACTGTTTGTGTTTTTGAGTAAGATGATACTCCACTAAATTTAGCTTTTACAATTGGTTTAATAACCAATGTTTTTACACCTGTTTCTTGTTCCATTTTTCCTTTAAATTTTTATTATCCCTATTTTTAAAAAAGGGAGTGTTTAAGGTACACTCCCAAGAAACCTATATATTAAGCGATGTTAGCTACGTCTAAAATCAATTGAGCTGCATCTGTAGGATCTTTTAACATGATACCACACTCAGTCATTGCTTCAAATACATATCCATCAACTGAACTTGCAGAAGAACCATTCTTCTTAGGTCCGTAAGGTCCATACATTCCTTCAATGTAAGTAGTAACCATTTCACGATCCTTAGAATATACCTTCTGAATATTAGGCTCACCTTTAGAGTAAGACTTAAAGTTCAAGAAAGTTGCTTTATAAGACTCTGCTGGTTTACCAGTTTGAGGATGTAACAAACGGTTACGAACTACGTCGTTATATGGTTTGTATTCTTTTAATGTAATTTTATCATTATTCAAACCTACATAAGTCATGAACTGACCTTGTAAAGTTAAATCTTGACCTGAACCAGCGATGAATTTGCTATCAACTAAAGTAAAGTTAGAAGCAGATTTCTTCATAGCTTGATCAAACAAGTTCATGAATTGACGACCACAAAGGGCTACATATTCACGTGGTCCATCTTCAGTACCATTATAAGACAAATCATCCATGAAGTTACGCATAGTTTGTTCTGTCAATGAAGTATAAAGACGTTTGTTAGAAGGAGCAATTTGTTGTTCAAGACCAGCACCAGTGTAAATAGTGTTTCCTGAAGCACCTTTCATATCAGTAGTTCCATTAGCTTTTACGTTTGATTTACCAAACATTAAACTAATTTCAATCTCATCCATGAACTGTTTCCAAAATTCCCACTCAGCGTATTTTACCCAAGTTTGGGTAGTTTCACCGTTTTCAGGATTTTGCATTTTAACAACCATTACACGACTATGAGCAGCACCAGTAACTGAATACTTCTTACGTAAAGTGCTCATATAGTTTTCCAACTGTAAAGGCATTGCATAGTGAGTATCACCACTAGTACGTGAGTGATCATGTTCAACAGTGTTGTATTCTTTAGAAACTTCTTTACCAATTGCCACATAAGCAGAAGGAATATAAGTTGTCTGATCATTAGTACTTAATTGACAGGTTAAGATATAATCATTACCATCAAAGTAAGGTTCTGCAATTACGCGAGCTAAGTAATCAGGGCTATCAAAAAGGATATTATCACCTTCTGTAAACCATTTCTCACCTACACCAAATTTGAAAGTAGTAGCATACTGACCTACGTTAGTAGAAGCATCAAATACACCACGTGTAATTGCAATAGCTTTACGGCTATCACCGATTACATGCCAACGATACTGGATACCATCAATTTCTTTTGATTTACCCATACCACCAGTTAAGAATGATAAAGCGTTCTTATAACCTGTTTGACGGTTATAGATACGTGTAATTACTTGACTAGCGATAGCAGGTTCAGTTAAGAAGAAAGTTGACAAGTGTGTATCTTGAGTCAACCCTGCATGCCAGTTCATGTTTGTTATTTGCAACGGACTTATTTGCATGATTAATTTTTATTTTATTAGTTATTATTAAATTTGATTATTTTGTAGAGCTGTCTTAAATCCACTAAAGCTGTTATTAGGTCTATTAGAACCTAAGTTCTCAGAACCACCTTTAGCAAACTTTTCACGTGAATCAGTGATATTTTTTAACTTCTTAGTTAACTCACTTGTTACTTTAGTTTTAACTTGTTGTTCAAGTTTCTTAATATCCCAGTTATTCATCGCTAAATAAGCATATAAAACTTGGGCATTTGTATTAGTGTCATTGTGTACTTGAAGTGGTGTTTTACCAGTCTTCTTATCAACTTTAGTCATAAAGTTCCATAAATCATCTTTTACTTTCGGAGTCAACTTAAAACCCTGAACCTCTTCTTTTTTATAGAGATCTTCTTTAAAGTCATTCCACTGCTTATTAGCTAATTCAGTTTGCTTTTTCTGAAATTCTTTTTGAGCTTGGATAAGAGATTCTTTACTTTTATCTTCTTCAGCTACTAATTTAGGATGCATCTTTTTAGCAAGTGTAGGTAATGTTCCTAAATCTTTTAAAGTAGTAAGTTGATTTTTAATATCATCACTGTCCATACCAGCTTTTTCATAAATAGCTTGCATAACAGCTTCTTGATGTTCTTCGTTTTCTAAATCCGCATCTTTCCAGGATGCTTCTTCATAATATAATCTATGAAAATCACGAGGATTACCACCATTATCTACGTATTCAATGAACTTCTGTACTTCTTCAGGTTTAGAGGATTTATATTCCTCGATGCCTTTTTGTATTGTTGTAGAGATAACACCTTTAAGGTCATCTTCACTTTCAATTGTTTTTCCTTCTTCTATAGATTCAACTACACCATTTTCATGTAACCAATTATAGAATGTGTGTAAGGTACCTTCTTCACTCTCTTCAGTATTTACAGTGACTTCAAGAGTCTCAATTTCCTCATCTTTTTTCTCATCAACCTTTTCCTTCTTTTTAGGTTCAGGTTTAGGTTCAGATTTATCATCTATAATATCAGTTTTATCATCTTTGTGTTCATCTCCTTTGGGGATATCTTTGATGATTGCTGATTCTATAACTTCATCTGAGAATGTCATATCTAAACCATCATTAAATGGATTAGATGGATTCATGTCCAAAATGTTAAATTGTTCTTCTGGCGAAGCAGAAGCATTTCCCTTTTCTTTACTCATTTTTACCCTTTTTTATTTGTTTCCTTGATGTAATATAATAGAATTTGTTATACTTTGCAAGTACTCTTTTAAAATACTTATATACAGGTTATATAGCAATTATATTTTTACTTTAAATTTTTCAACTTGTAAATTGTTTGATAAGCTAGCATACTAATCTCATCTATCTGATTTTGTATCCAAGTTTCTTTAAACATGGTATAAACAGATCCACCATCAGTAAGTTTAACAAGATCCTCTAAAAGCTTAAGGGCATCTTCATCAGAACATTCCTTTACTTTAAAGTCTATAATACCATATTTACCTTGATAAGATTCTATTAAAGAATCAGCAAGATCTAGTATATTATCATAAAAATCATGTAAAGCTATATGACCAGCATAAGAGCCTGTACCAGAAATACGTAAATGTTTAATATGTATCTGTGTCCTTATTTGGAATAGTTTTCCAAAGAACTCTGCAGGTGTTGTAGATTTTAATTTAGGTACTTCCATTATTTAGATGATTTAGGTTTTTGTCTGGCTTTAGCTATAGCAGCTTTTGCTTTAATTTTCTCAATAGCCATTTTCTTATCAGCTAATTCTTTGTCTGCTTTATGCTTCTTATTAGCTAATTCTATTTGATTTTTATTTTGAATTCTAATAGCCTCTAATTTTTTATTCTCAATATCTCTCTTAAGTTCAATCTCTTTATTCTTATTAGCCATCTCTTTATTAGATTTTTCTTTCTCATGGTTTAATTTTGAATGTTCTAAGAATGATTTAGATGCTGAATCACGTTCTTCTAAAGATAATCTAGCTAATTCTACAGGATCAGGAATACCATCCATATCTTGGTCTAGATTTTCCTGACGACTATATACTCCAATTTCAGCTACTTGAATCTTAGTTTCATTGTTAGTATCTGCAATATATTGCTGTAAGTCACGATTAGCCTGAGCATCTGCAAGTTGTTCTTGATGTATTTGCTCCTGGATATCCATATTACGATGTTCTACTTCCTGTTGTGCTTTAGCTTGTTCATCCATACGTTTAGCATAATCATCTTCAGCTCTACGTAAAGTATTAATAATCTCTCTAGGAGAATCATGTAGCATAGTCTCAACAATGGTTGAAAGATTAACCTTTTCTTGTTGTAAAGCTACCTGTACTAATTGATCTAGCTTATTCTTAAGTTCATTATCTTTATTAGCAAAGGATACAAATACACTGAATTCTGAGTTCTCAAATTCATTCTCTTCAAGTTGTAACATCTGTAAACCAAGATCATCTAATACATACTGAGCCGTTAAACCATCTCTGTAAGCAATCTTAGCTATCTCAATAAGAGCTGTATAAGCTCTACGTTTAACTTCCTGATGTGCTTCAAATAAATATTCTGTAATTAAACTAGATTGTGTTACAGCACGTTCTACATTACCTACAAGCTCATTACTATTTACAGCGCCTAAACGTTGAGGTGTTACACCAGACACAAAGTAAACTTGTTGTTTAATATAATCTAATGTATTAATATATTGTTGAATAGATTGTGCTAAAGATAAGTCAATTGATTGGAATTGATTAAATTTGGATAACTGACCAGTAGCAGCACCTTTCTTACCTTCTTCAAATGAATTGATAAAACCAATACCCATTTCCTTAAGATAGTATATCCATTTTTCAATATCTATACCATGTCCTTCAGGGATTTGAGCTAAGTCCATTAAGAATACTTTACCAGCATCTTTAGAGAAAGCCAAGTCTAAACGATAAGCTTCAATATCATATAAGTACTGATAACTTTTTAGGCGATCTATTAAGGATACTGACTGAGAGTTAGTTGCTTCATAAATAAATCCTGTATAACCAAGTTGACAATGATATGGATTATCCATACGTCTACGTTGATTAGGTTTAGCTCTTACTCCTACATAAATATCAATACCAATCTTAACACCTTCCCACGCTTCATTAATCCAAAACCATTCAATAGTAGCATCTGGATAAACCTCTTTAAATAAAGACATTTTAAAATCTTCATCAACAGTATCTTCAACAGGAGTTCCTGTTTCATCTGTATAAGACAAGGTACCTATCTTTTTCATAGATATCCATTCTACACGCGATACTCTTACAGAATAGTTATTTGTATTATTACCATTATAAGCATTAGTAGGAGTTACCCCAGCAAATACTTTTGATTGAGTTTGATTATCTACAACATATTGTGGTTCAAAACCACCTGCAGTATTGAATGTTCCAAACACACCTCTAGAGTAAGTATTTAACTTATCAAGGTCAGCACTTGTTAATTCATCCCCATATTCATCTAAGATAGAGGATACTGTTAACATACGTTCTTCAACTACTGCTATAGCATCATCAATAAATGTATGATCATCATCTAAAATAACTGTAAGATTAACCGGATTAACTCTTCGCATAGAAGGTTGTCCATTTAATATTCCAACCCAGTATATCTCTTCACCTGCAATAAGAGCATCCTTCCAACCTTGGTTAAATAATAATCTTGTATTAAGACGCTTCTTAAGAACACGTAACATCTGATTAGCTTTAGCCTCAATCATATCTGATGGAGTATAACGCTCATACTTAAGTATTTCTTCTGGTGTAGGAGGTGGGTTATTTGGATCTATTGTAGAAGGATCTATAGCACCCATTAATTCTTGTTCCAAAATTCCCATGATCTTACTTTTAAGACCTTCTGTTTTTCTGGATATATCATCTGGAGATTCTGATATCACAATATGATTATCAGATCTTTTAGCTTCTTCTCCTATTAATAATCTGATAGGTTCAGATATAATATCATAATGTTGAAATCTTGACGGAAATGAAGAACTGTCTAATCCTAATGGATTACATACAGCTTCAATATCTTTTGCAGTTACCTTACCATTATACAGATCATAATTCACTAATTTACGGAATCTGTCTGTACGCATTGTAGTACCATTAGTATAACGGTAGTTAGAATAGTAATTTAAACAATTCTTTCCCCACTCTTTATTCTTTTGAGATTTAGAAATCTTCTGAGGAGGTAATGCACTAAAACCTGGTGCATCATAATTTAAGTCATCTGCCATTATCTTTGGTATATTGAATTATTGCGTATTTTATTTTTTTGGTACATTTTATCTAACCATGCACCTGTGTTACTTGTATGTGTCATTAGTTCTTCTACATGTATTCTATGCAATTCTTTTGTCTGAAGAATACATAACATAAATGCAATTACCCTATCATAGTTACCTTCTTTATCATATGCTACTAATTCCTTAAGTAGAGGAATAGACATAATGGTATGTAAGTTTAACATCTTCTTACCATCAACTTCACACTCATCATACAACCATTGTTTAAGATAAAGCTCACATTGATCTTTAATTCCTGTTGAACTGCTACCAGCTCCCCTATTCATATGAATACCATATCCACGTTGTACACGTGAATCTTTAACCATATCTTTTAAGATCTGTGGTTGCTCATACAAATAATGTAAGCTGTTCTTTTGTTCAAAATATCCTTTTAATCCTTTTAAGTTATTTTCATATAAACATTTAGAATTAAAATAAATACATAAACGTCTACAGTTCTCATAAAAATCATCAGCTCTTTCAGGTCTTCCTGTATATTCAGCTACGATAATTTCATGTGTCTTATTAGCTTGATAAAATCTTTTATATACAAAAAATGATCCTAGTGATGTAGAACTATCTGCTTTATCCTGATCATATGGGTCACATCCAGACACATATAAATGTGCTGGAACTCCGTCACCTACTCTTTCAGGATGTTCCCAAATAACTATACAACCTTCTTTCTTATTTTCTGCTTTAACTGGAAAATCAACTATCTGCTCTAAAGATTCATCTATTCTCCATTCTAGTTTATTGTCTTCACCATAAACTAACTTACCACGTTGTGCCTGTCCTCTTAAAGAGGGCGTGGTTTCTACTTTACCTAACCATTCTAACATTTCAGGAGATGCAAATAATGCACCTTTGTTACGTAAAAAAGCTTCTCTATATGTTAGAGGAAACTGGGTTATTGTATTATGTAATGCTTTATGATCATTACCTCCTTTAGCTAATTCACGTAACCAAATAATATCATCATATGCTGCTTGTTCATTTGAATTACCATCATCATCTACCATTGGTTTTTTATACCATTGAGAATTAGGATTCTCACAAACACCCCAACGACCTCTTACAGCTGTTGAGAAATAACCTATTTTAATCTGTGGATTTTCAGGATCATCAAATTCTAAACAGTTATACTTCCTAGGATTAGTAAACATTTCAAAGAAATATTGACAACCTGCTTCCATGTCTCCAGATGATCCGAAGATAATTGCTGATCCTGTCCAAGCTGAACCATCTTTAATAAGCGGTTCTGAATATCCATACGTATTAATAATATTAGGAAACACACCTGCTTCATCTAGTATAAACCATGATGCTGATTTACCAACCGCTGCAGTAGCCTTGTCTTTAAAGGTAATCATCTCTACAGATGATCTGTATCCTTTCCAAACTTTAACACCACTAACAGTAGCCTGATATCTTGCCATTACATAATCCTTAAGATCTGGTGCTCTATTCTTTCTAAACTCTGTATAAGAATTTATATGGTTAGAATAATTCAAACCAAATCCCATAGTCTGTTCAGCATATGTACCTAAGAAGGCACCTATTATTGATCTACTATCTGGATAGAAATAAAACTCATGGAAACAAATTGCTGCTGCACGATATGACCAACCTTGACGACGACCTTTAACACCCTCAAGATTCTTACCATTCATACGGCAATAATCTACCATCCAAAAGTAATCATAATCTAAATCTACGAATCTTGGAAAATCCATAGTCTTAGATATACGTCCACGTGAGTCTACAGATTGTCTTTCTATTGGACAGAAGTTTAAATAGAAAAAATGTATACCAGTAATCTTAATTCCAACAGAATTAGTCATACCATAAATACATTTCTCTTTAACATCTTTCCAAAATTCCTTATACTGAACAGTATTAGCAGGAATATTTGTATAACATTGATTAGCCCTAAAGAAGTCTGCTAGATAAGTAAACTCTTTAGTACAACTAAAATGTTCCACTTCTGGAACGTATGGATTACCAATAGATGCCATTATTCTTTATCTTCAAATAAACCAACTGAAGCATTACCACGTACACGTGTACCATTAGAAATTTCTTTCTTACAAATTTCAGAAGCCTGATTAACTGATTCCATTAATTTAGGCAATCTTTCAATGAACTTACCAACTTTATCTATATCAACTGTTTCGTAATCTACTGCTTTGAAGTAACCTTCCATCTTAGCAATAGCAATCTGTACAGATTCCAACATACGCATAGATGGTGTAGTATTAAGAGTAGTGTAACCTTCAATAGCTACTTCTATCTCTTTATCTACTTTAAAGGACTTGTCTCCTAAGATATATTCCTTTATCTGAGATGATCTTTCATCAGGGGGATATATAAAGAAAGGACTATTAAAATCACAATAATAAAATACATAAGCTATATCATTATATGCTTTCTCTTTATTCTTTGACTTATCTCTAGACCATAAGGTTTTAAAAAATGTTAACCCTAAAGCCTCAGCAGATATAGTCACCCTATCATTGTGTAATTCTAATATCTTCATAATTTCCTTTGTGGATTCTTGTGGTATCGAGCCACATCCCCGTGCTCTTCAAGCACATGCTTCTACCTAGTTAGCTTAGAATCCTATTATATTATCCCTTTAAAAAATCTTTAGCCTCCCCTTCAGAGAATATCTGAATGGTAGGTTCGAGCTTTTTAAGTCTATCATCAAAATGATCCATACAATGAACAAACCCAGCCATACCTTCACGTAGTTCTTCTATCATCATTTGAATATTCTTCATTCTAGCATCTAACTCTAATAAAGCTGATACTACTACTACCTTACCATCTGATTGATGTCTTTCTAAAAAGGTCGTTGGTTTTTCACTACTGTTTTCCATCTATAAATTTATGAAATTCTTTGTTTAAGTACCCTATAAGATAAGCATATGCTTCCTCATTTTTCTTATTAAATTTAATTCCTATTCCACCTAATATCTCTGCTACAGCATGAGTTATTTCATGTGATATAGTATCTATATTATTATACTTATCTTTACTCTTAATAACAAATATATAACGGTATATTCTACCAGTATCGTCATCATTCTCAAGTTCCATATGCATTCCACTATACGAAGGAGCGTTAAGATCATTTAAATCTTTGTCTGAAAACCCCTCAGATTTAGCAAACTCATACACCAACTTATAACAATCTGAATATACAAATATTACATTTTCAGTATATATAGGTAACTCAAACTTTTTTACTTTTATTATATTTTGCTTTACCGGCATAACCTATTACTTCATAATGACCTAATTTCTTCTTTATATATTCTATAGGATGATCAGCCTGTAGATATTCATTACCACATATAATAGTAGTATACTTCTTAATAGGAATTCCTTTACTCCCAATAAATGTCTGATAAGTCAAGTTACTAGATTCAAATGCGCGTGTTATTCTAGCATTCTTCTTAACAACCTTTAATTTACCATTAGGTAAAGTAGTTAATATATCTGTTATTATAATAAACTCTACTACCATTTATTTTCAGGACATTTAGACTTAGGTGATCTTGTTTTAGCTATCAAAGGACAACCACAAACTTTACAAGTTATATGATTAGTCGAGTGAGGACATGCTGCACAAATCTTAGCTCTTCTTAAAGCTTCAGTTTCTACGACAGCATCTTTGACTATTACATTAGCCCAACCTTCAATTATTTCCTTTAGTTTTCCCATCTTCTAACTTTACTCTATATGCAGTAGGATAGAACTTACCTAAACCTATACAATTTATGACTTTACATTCTTTATTAGTAATTACTTGTTCCATTACCCTAAATTCTGCAGCTACTATTTTACCAGCTTCATACTTAGATATCCCAAGTTCTTTACTAACCTCAGTTATAAGTTCATCATGCAGATCCATATTTCTTTAGTATAATTGTTATCTGATTATCAGACGTTAATCTAACTATATTAGGATTAAGTGTTAATACCTCTTCATTAAGATATAGAACTTTCTTATCCTTTAAATACTTAACATAATTGTTAAATAGATATTTATCCATATTTAAAGAACTTCGTAACTCAGACCTGTTGTTCTTACTTAAAGTAGTGTAACCCTTATTTATCATCTCTGATACAATATCAAGTTCTACATCTGTAAGATTATTAATAAAACAATTAACTATCTTCAACATGGTCTTAGTTTCAGCCCCTTCCTTTACAGGTATTTTTAACTCCATGACTTCTTATTATTACTAGTGTAAATATAATAGAATTTATTATAATTTCCAAATTTATCTTATAATAAACTTTATTATAGTTTAGACATAGTTTTCCCCTTCACTTTCACTCTTTAATAACCAAGTTTCAATTGTCTAGTTTTTAGCCCTCACTAGTTACCTAGTGATCCAGAACCTTTAACCCTGTTAATTCAGGAGCCTACTTCATAGCTATTGGTCCAGCTGACAATATCCTCTATTAGTTATCATTTTCAGGAGTATCGGGGACAACAGGGTTCACATCTAGTGTTACTACCTCAACCCAACTTCTAAGCCCATACTTTTCTCCTTTGGGCTGATGTATAGTTCAAACTTGACTATACCTCCTAATAGTAACAATATACACTATTTATTGTTAATATCCAAATTTATTTTAATTATTCTTCTGTACTAAAGTCATCACCACCATACATCATCTTAACTGTTTCTTCATATTTCTTAAAGAATATTAACAGATGATTAACCTGATCTGGATGGTAATAACTATCCCTTGATAGATCTGATTTATATAGTCTACGCTTTACTCCTTGTTTCAGATATAAAGTCCTACGACCATCTACCTGCATGACTCCTATAATCTCAGAATCATCAAAATTTTTACTTATGGTGTTGCTCATAACTATATTTTAAATTCAATTTAAGTTTTTCTATTGGATAGTTTGGAGGCCATATTTGTATTAGTTCCTTATATCTACCTTCAAGATACCCTTTTTCATTAATTTTTATTTCCATATTTATTATATTACTCATATATTTTCCCAATGGTTTTTATATCCACTAACTCTACCTTTACTTAAATTTAATCTTTCTTTCTCTAGTAAATTATTATTAATAATCTTAGACATTTTATATCCAGACTTAGTAGTGATAACTAATTCTGTTTGATTTTTATTACAAGCTTCAGATACTGTATAGTTCCTATATGATAATTGAGAACCTATATCATAAGATCTTCTCAACACACTCATCATATTCTGATATCCTTCAAATCCTGTATACATTACATAATCTCTAGCTGAATTATCATATCTAATTGAAAGATCTTCTATCGCTCTTCTTAAATCTCTTTCGGTAGCACTTACATAAGGATTTGTATCATACATTATGGTAGTTGTAGTAGTTGGTGTAGTATGTACAGGTTCAACTGTAGTACTATAATAATTTATCATTTGATTATCCATTTGTTGTAAAAAAGTTTCTAATTCTGACATAACACAAAGATAAAACCTTATTTTAAACTTTGCAAATAATTCTTAATATTTATCTTCAAATCCTTAAAGAAGCAAGATTCATCTTTAGTAGCAGGTATCAGTTTCCTATACTCTTCTTTAGTTAAAACAACCTTTAAAGTACCATATTTTATAGTCACTTTACCAGGTTTAGGTGAGTTGATTATTACAATTGTATCTTCCATGCTGTAAATATAGGATTTTATATTTAAATAATATAGCAATTTTATGAAATTTTTTTGTAAAATTTTTAATTTTTACAAAATTTTTATTATTTTTTTATGTAAAAATAAAGACGATGCTCCCCCTTAACCCCTCCCCCTCTAAAATTGCAATTAAAACAATTTAAAACTAAAAACTTATAACTATGAAAACATTTGCAGAATTTAAAGCCGAAATTGGTGTTCAGAACATTGATTTAAAGGTAAATGATAAAGGTCGTGAAATGGCTTGGATCAAGGATACATTGCTATTAGTAGCTAAAACTTGTGACTTTGATAAAGATGTGTACGTTAACCAACTTACTAAAGATAAGCATGGTAATGAAATCAAAGAAAAGGTATTTGTAGCATTTAATACCACTCTAAAGGCATCACGTACTGTATAGTACGTGACCCTTTAAGGGTAATGGTTTCCATCTACTGACATATAATCTTCACAATTAATCTAATTGTTCAACCAACTAAAACAAATTAACTATGATTTTAATTGAATTTCAAGGTGTTCTCCTTACAATTAAGGAGTACCTACAGGCTATCAAAGAGCAAGCTTGATTGAATTATGCTTTTCTTTGAGTAAATTAATGGTTTCATAGAGTGGAGTGCACTGTCACACCACTTTATGACCATTTCTACAAATATCTAAAAATCACATTAATTAATTAATATAACAATTAACTAGTTAAGTCGTAATAAGCTTAATGAAAACTGTATGTGCTCACGAACGTTGAAAACTCCTTATTATTGTGTGGAATTGTCCAGATATAACTTTAATAAGACCAGAGGTTGCTATAAACTAGCAAAACCTAGAAGCATGCAGAGTTAAATACAATACAATCAAACCAAAGTATAACTATTTAATATGAATTCGTTTATATTACTTATTAGCTACTAAATGGATAATCAAATCCAGCTTGTTAGGATTGTAAAACTAAATTATTCATTAACTAATAACTAGAACAAATGAAAGTATATGTAATAACAGAAACCAGTGATAATGGTGAACAATTTGAAGATTATAGAGAATTTACATTTGTAATTGCTGTATACTCTTCAATGGAATTAGCTGAAAAAGCTATAATGGCATTGTTACCAACTAAAGTGCCAAGTAAGCAAGATGTAATATATGAATATACTGAGGAACATCCAAATGGCATTCCTAAAATGTCTGAAGATGGTTCTATAGAGTGGGAAGTTACAGATTGGACTACACCATTATATCAAATTCATGAGCAAGACCTCAGAGAGTCTTAACAGTTAAAGAGGTAAACTGTATAAACACCTCTAATAACACTTAAAGCAAGAACAGATGAAAACCATCAGTGATTTAAGATTAGAAATTAAACATGCTAAATATCATATGAACTTTTATAAGATATATAGGCTCGGAAGTTATAAAGCTTCTGAAAGTTATCATAGCTGGAAAAATAGATATGAAGAACTTAAATCACATTACTCATTTTATAAACTAATAACACTTAAAGCAAGACAGTTATGAAAAAGTACTAAGATTGCAATAGTCAGATAATCTCTCCAGGACTATAAACTTAAGAGATAATAATAGTGAAACTATTCAGTCTATATGATGTGCATATAGTAACCCTAATGAACTGTCAGTTAGTACATAACTAACCTTAGCAATTAAGGGCATATCAGGATAGCTTTGACTGATTAAACTCAATGAAATAGACGGGAGTATAAAGGAATATCTATTCATGGTTCTCCCTAAACACAAGTTAGCAGGAAGGGTATATGACAAAGAGCTTTGCCCAGATGTGCTCAGACTGGGACTTATTTTCCGTAGTTAAAGTATAATAACTACACGAATTATGTGTGTGCGTTAATAACACTTAAGCTTACCAGATTAGCTTGAACTGGTACTCATTAAATAATTACATAACATTATAGTTGTCCAAAGCAAATTAGATTGATTATCTAAGGGGTTGGGTATAATGTAGGAGCTTTAATCCACTCTTGTTGTAATTATTTAAAACACATTAAAGTTTATTATAAACTCCTAGACTTGGTGGTAAAAGTCTTTTTATTAACTTATAATATTCAATTTATATGGATAAAATTTATTTACTTAAACAATTAAAATCTAATTATAGATATATTAACAAATGTTGCATTTGTAAGAATAATAAACGATATGAAAATGTACCAAAGGATCCAAAATGGACAACATTTGATGCTTTTGTTAAAGATAATTGGATTAGATATTATAAAGCAATAATTAAATGGAAAAATTACGAAAGATTAATAATAACTAATAAATATAAAGGCCCTTTAAAACTTCCTAAAATAAAATTAGTAAGGAAAGTAAAAGAATTAGGATTTACTAAAGATAATACAGTTTATACATCTCATTCTGATGCTGCAAAATATAAAAAGTCTTCTCATAAATACATGTTTGAAGATAGGTTATTAAGCACAAGAGATATTAAAAATATACTTAAAAAAAGAGGTATTAATCTTAAAATTCAAACTATAATATTAAGATTAAATAACCAAGAAGACTTATTTAAACCTGATGGTAAAAAATCTATATTATATAAAGGCAAATATAAAAGTATAGTTGATATAGCTAAATTAAATAACTTAAGTTATAATAAATTAATATATAATTATCGTAAATATAATGATATTAATAAAGCTATAAGATCAAGTAAAACCACTTAATTTAAACCTAACTAATTACGCAGATATTTAATAAATACAAATTTCCATTAAAGGTTGTACTTAGCAATGCTCAAGACATTGTTGATATTCTTAATGAAACTTATAATAAACTTAAAACTTAAAAATTATGACATTATTATTTGCATTTTATAGTGTATGCATTACGATAGTATGTATGATACTAGCTAAACAAAAACAACTAGAAAAACAACTAGATAACAAGTCTATTAAGAATTTACAAGAATTATCTAAACACTATTCAGATGAATTAGATAAAAGAGATAATAGAATTAAATTATTAGAATCAAAGAATAGAGAATTAGAAGAAGAATGTGACCAATTAGATTCTATTCTAGAACAAAAATTATTTGATGATTTCGGAATGTATCAAGTACAAATAGAACCTAATGATGAACAAAATAATATTCTTAAAGGATTAGTGGAAACACTAAGAGAAATTCAAAAATCTAATACAGATATTAGAAGTAAAGAAATAGGTGATAGAGTTAGATTATGGGATTTTAGTTTTCATATGATTAAAGGATCTAATGAACATAATTTAAGTTCTAAATATGCTGAAATGGATGCTGTTGTAATAGCAACATCATGTGATATTAAAACTAAAGATATCATGAACAATAAAAGAGTATTAGATATATGTATTAGATATGAAGATGGTACTGAAGTATTCACACATTCTGATTTTGTTAAAAGAATAGATAATTACGAAAAATAAAAACATTAACCACTCCTGATAAAGGTTAGAGATATAATACCAGGACTCTAACGATGGTTATATTATTAATTAAACAACTAAAACTATAACTTATGTTTCAACTAACTGATGATTTAGATAAATGGTTAATAATTCTCTTTGAGAAAGATATACCTATTCAATTAGATTATTATTGTAAATCAAAAATACTAACTGAAGATTGGAAAAGAAAAATATTAAATTAATTAAAACAAAATAACTATGGTAAGGACATTCACAAAAGAATTTATAATTAACAATAAAGGTTGTTATACTTATGAACAAGTAAATAAATTGTCTTTTATAAATAAAGAATTAATCACTATAGATGATATAGTTAATTCAGAAATGCCACTAAAAGATAAATATTGGTGGTTATTTAAGAAATGCGATTTATCTTTAGAAGATAAACAACAATTATCAATTCAATTAGTTGAAATTGTATTAGAAATTTATGAATCTAAATATCCTAACAATAAAGCACCTAGAGAAGCAATTCAAGCTGTTAAGGATTATTTAGCTGGAGTTATAGACATAAACGTTTTAAGGATTAAAAGAAATGCTGCTTATGCTGCTTATACTGCTGCTGATGCTGCTGCTTATGCTGCTTATGTTGCTGCTGCTGATGCTGCTACTTATGCTGCTTATGCTGCTGCTGATGATGATGCTTATGTTGCTGCTGCTGATGCTGCTTATGCTGCTTATGTTGCTGCTGCTTATACTGCTGCTGATGCTGCTGCTTATGCTGCTTATGTTGCTGCTGCTGATGCTGCTGCTTATGTTGTTTATGCTAAGGTATCTAGACAAGATTTAATAGATAAAATGTTTGATTTATTAAAAAATAAAATTATGGAAAAATTAAAAGAAGAAGGAGATTATATCGACAGATATCGAAGTGATCTTAAAACAACTAATAAAAGAAGGAGTAAAGAAGTATGGTGGATAACAGCATTCTTATTAGGAATGATAGTATTAGCTATGTTCCTTACTAGTTGTAAGAAAAAAGAAACCAAACCAACACCAACACCTCATATAGAACCAGTAGTCGAAGAGAGAATGTGGTTATTAGGTGGTGATTGGAAATGTGTTGGTGGAGACACTATGTTCACACAAATATTACATATGCACTATTGTTGTGAGGCTAATCAAGGTACATCTGCAGTATATTATATGAGTTATCCTGTATGGTGGCATAAAACTAACCTAACAGTACCTTATTTTTATAATAATGACAGTATACGATTGGATAATGGTATTATAGGTGGTGGTGCTAAAACAGTATTATTTACAAAAATTAAATGAAAAAGTTATTAACAATGCTCATGTTGGTACTCAGTATCAGCATGAGCTCTCAAGTGTATTCTATTCAGTATACACATTATTCACAAATGGATACCATTTCTAAACAAATGATGCCTAATGTGTCTTACAATACTATTGTTTTTATAGACTATTATCATAATCAGATAGTAATTGAAGATAATGATAGTAAATTTCCATTGAATATAATATATAATAGTGGTTCTGAAGATAATGTATTCTATGAATGCTTATCTGATGATAAATTAGAATGGAAAGTCTCTATTATGACAACTAGAACAGAATATTTATGTGTAGTTACAAGAAATAATTTTACTAGAATTTATAAGAAATCACGTTAAACAATCTAAAATCAACTCAACATGACAAATTATGATTATATTAGTATTGGGTTACTCGGAGTATTAGCCCTTATATTTATTAGAGCAGGTTATATTAATTTTAAAGAACATGCGAAGCAATAGTGTATTACAACCTGGTGGAATAGTTTCACCTGTTGTTATAGAATATTCACCTAATTACTTTTTTATGAAATATAAAATGATATATAAGCAATGTAAAGAGATATATTTTCAAACAGATAGTATATTAGTATATATTCGTAAATATAATTCTCTAAATCCAACATTTAAAAAATATTTAACATTTAATCCAGCATTTTAAACAATATGAAAAAACAAATCTTAATTATAGTGGCATTGTTAGTCAACAGTGTACTATATAGCCAATCAATTGATACAAATTTTAATACAACTAATAAAAGACAAAAACAATTAATGCAAACATCTATTGAATTAGAAATCAATGTCTTAGTTGATATGAAATCTATTTCAGATAGTATTTCTATTAGTTTAATGTATAATGGTTATCAACAAACAATATCTGGACCTAATCAATTTAAAATATATCTTAAATATGATATAGATTATTATGTACAGATATCTTATAAAGACCATACAGCTAAAATATTACGTGTAGATACACGTGGTGCAAGAAGAGCTGATTGGATTTTACAAGCTAATGTTTCTTTAATTAAATCTTCTGCTGATGTATGTTATGTAGGAGGTTTTGCTTATCAAGATAATAAATTTAAAAAAATACACTAAACTCATATGAAAACAGTAGTAATAATAGAGGGATTTGAGACTTCAAAAGTTTCTCCTTATGACCATCCATCAGTACTAGCTAAACGTGCTGAAGTAAGAGCTGAAATTAACAAATATACTGTAAAACCACCTGTTTATGACAGATGGAATTCAGATGTTATTAAAGCTGAAAAAGCTAAATATAAAAAGCTTTCTCAAATTGAAAAAGAATCTTTCTTAAAAGACTTGTTAACCATGTTTATTAAGAATATGCCTAATTGGAACTTCACTGTTTCTCAGGCTAAATAAAGTATTAACTATTAATGAGCTCTCAATACACTATACATCCATGTATCTTGGCTAAGCCATCTAAAGAGTACAAAGTATTAGGTTAGTATTCATCTCATTAATAGGGAATAGTGTTTGCTGATACACTTTAATATAATCAGTATAAATCAAATAAATAATAACAATTAAAAATCAGAAATCATGAAAGCAAATGTAATCGTAACCGCAAATCCATCAAATGGTCAAGTATTTACTCGTAATTCATCTTTAGGTAAAGATGGTAAACAGTATGGGTATATCCGTGTAAAAACTACTAAAATGGTAGAAAATGGTGGATTCTTAGTATCTAAAGAAATTTCAGCTTTAGTACCAATGTCTGAAGAGCATTTCAACAAGAGTGGTTTATCTGCTGGTGCAACACTAGAAGGTAAAATCATTGTTCTTGAGACTCTTGAACAAAAACCTGGATATCAGCCTAAATTAGCTGGTGAAGGTGGAACTCCATGTACATTAGATGGTCGCCAGATCTATCGTGCTACAAAATGGACAACAGATCCTGCTGCTTGTGATGAATTAATCAAGCACAATAATGTTATTGTAGGTAGCTCTACAACAGCAAAAGCATCTGATGCTCTTAACAAATAAGAACCACTCAGACAAATATTAACTTCGCCGTTAATAAAACCAATAGGGCGTAGGAGTTATCCTGGCGTAGGTGCGAAACCACCTATTGGTTCTTATGTGCTAAAAACCATTTGATATTACAGTAAAATTGAATGTTAGTTAGGTATCTATCGTCGGGTAAGACGTAGGGTGGGGAGTGCAATCATCATCCGTAGATATTCTCTGTAAAGACACATAAATCATAACTGCTGATATACCAGGCTAATAGTATATTGTTTTGTTTTAGTTGCGAAGAACAGGGAGAGTAGTTACTCCCTGTTTTTATTAAAATTAGTATAAACAGATTAATAATATAAGATGAAAGACTATTATAATAAATACTTCGCAATGGCTGTTATAATAACCGATAGAATATTACTTTGGATAGCT